TTTGAAGATCAACGATCGCAGATCATCATTGAAACGGCCAAGAATATCAACGCGGCTCGGGCATATACCTACACCTATGTTCATCTTTCGGAAGTCGCTACCTTCCCCGACCTTACCGGCGTATTGACCGCCCTTATGCAATCCGTGCCGAATTATTGGGATACTATGGTCATCGGTGAAACGACCGCTAACGGCATGAATGAATTTTACGAAGAGTGGAAGCGCGCCGAGGAAGGCAAGACCGATTGGATCCCGGTGTTCATACCGTGGTTTTGGAGTGAGGAATATTCGTTACCGCTTGAGAATAGTCAATTATATCCTATCGCTGGCATGAATTTTGGCGCGGACAACAACGAACGCAAGTTTTTAGAAGAAGAGCAGAAGATCAAGGCAGAGTTTAATCTTACCGCGGAACAGCTTAATTGGCGCCGGTGGTGCATAGTGAATAACTGCAAAGGCGATATAAACATTTTCAAACAAGAATATCCTAGCTTTCCGCAAGAAGCATTTGTCATGTCCGGGGAGAATTTCTTTGACCGGGACGGCATGAACAAGCAGAAAGAAGTTAAGCCGGTGGCGATCGGCGAGATTTTTTACGACAACATGGAGTATAGGTTTAGAGATCAACAGCATGGCCGGCTTGAAATTTTCGCTTATCCTACGCGCGGGGAAGAGTATTTAGTGGTCTTAGACGCCGCAGAAGGCACGCCCGGACGCGATGAGGCGGCCGCTTTAGTGCTTGATAAGGCCTTAAATGACGTTGTAGCGGTGGCCGCTGGGCCATATACCCCGGAAGAATTGACCCAAATCGGGGTAAATCTCGCCCATTACTACCGGGAAGCCTTGCTTATCCCCGAAAATAAGGGCTATGGATACATGGTTTGTCAGCTTGCATATCAAAAATATGGCAATATCTATCGCAAAATAACTAATAAGACGGGGCAAATCGAGCAATCGGACGAGTTAGGCTTCAATACAAACGCCATAACGCGGCCAACAATGCTTGCTAGGCTCAACGATGAGATCAAATATTCATCGACAAGGCTGGCATCTAAGCGTTTAATCGACGAGTGTCGGGCGTTTATCGTGGATCCTAAGTCTAAAAAACCGCAAGCGCAGAACGGAAAGCAGGACGGGCTTGTTATGTGTCGCGCGATTGCCGGCGAAGTCCGGGCGCAATTTCCGTCAATTAAACTTAATCGTGTTGTGGAAGAAGAGGCATATTCCGAACCGGCAGGCGCCGGTTACGGTGGGTTGGCAAGGAAAGGGAGGTAAAAGCCTATGAGAGCTTTATTCGTGTCGATTATCGCGGTTGCGTGCATGTTGTTGATTTTCTTTGGGTGTTTGGCTTTAAGAGATGGCGCAGCGGCCTTGGTTAATAAAGCCGTTATCGCCGCCCTAGAGCGTCAGGGGTTGGGCGTGGTCAAGGATTTGGTGCAACAGACCAACAATAACACTAAGGATATTCAGGTTTTGACCGGGTTTATCAATAAAAACATTATGCCGAAGTTGCCGGAGAAGAAGAAATGAAAGACGAAAAGACCAAGGGTAAGGATTTAGCGGAAAAGCCTACCATGCCAAAAGAGAGTGTGTATTATCCCCGCCTTGATTTTGACGTTAAAGACGTGCCGGGGCTGGATAAATACGATATCGGGGCCAAGATCATGTTGACGATTATCGGCAAGATCAGCCGGATCAGCCAAGAGGCAGACGGCCCAAAGCGGGTTACGGTCGAGTGTCGCCGGGCCAGTGCGAAAAGAAAACAAGGGTAAACCATGACTTTTGAAGAACGGAAAGCGGCGCGCAGGACATTGAATCAAGGCAAATATGTCGAGGCTACCAAGAAAGCTAAGTTTGAAAAACGCCAGCGGCAAGAAAAAGAAAGGCGCGAAGCCTTTTATCCTCATCAAACAGAAAAGCGCATTGAGGCGGCGGCAGAGCAAGAGCTAAAGAATGACCGGGAAACGGCAAAGCAGAAAGGTCAATGGCGAAGCACAGGGTTTAGTATGGCGCCCGGGCATATTATCCGGGATCACGGCGCGTGTTTTAAGCAATGCCAGAACCGTGGGATTAAGTGTGAAGTGCCGGGCGTGATCGACGAGTGTTGCATGATCCGTGGGGAATATACGGATTTTATACCGTTTGGAGAAATGGCGACAGCATGAAGTTAAAAGATAAAATCCTTGCGACAGTGCTGATAGTTTTCGTGTCAATCGGTTTCGTGTTAGCGACCGCGACGATATTCAAATATTGTATTTGGCTTTTAAAACACGGAGGATCACTATAATGGGCGACAATGGCGAGTTAAAACCAGAGGACAGGGTAGATCCCAAGCCCGAAGAGGGCGCAGAAGAAACGCGCTTAGTAATACAGTTATTTGTCAACAAAAGCGGGCAGGTATTCGTCAAGACGACAGCGCAGTTGTCGGCAAAACCCGTTTATCTTGTCGATATTTTAACGAAGGCGTTGAAGTCAACAGTTAATACTTTAATGGCACAGGAAGTCAAGCCGGTGATCCATATGCCGAATCAGGGGTTTATCAATAGGATGAAGGGCGCTTTTGGGCGTAAGAGGTTTTGATGATCGAACCCAACGAAAAATTAAGAGAGCCGAACCAGCGCACAAATTACAAAATGAGCGATGCGCCGGAGGACTATCAAGATAAGATTGACTCTGCTTTCACGCTCAAAAAACTTACCGATGACGAGCGCGACAGTATCAAAAAACACATTAAAGACGCATTGAATAACATCGAGGACGCCCGTAACGAATACGGTCTGTATGATACTTGGAAGGCTAACGAAGATCAATATTACGGTATCTTGCCGGAGAAAACATTTCCTTTTGAGAATGGAAGCAATTACAACGTGCCTTTGACCCGCGAGAAAGTTGACGTTGTGGTGAATAGCTTAGTGACGGCGGTTCATACTCCTGACGATCTTTGGGAGGTATTGCCGACAGAAAGCAACGACAAGGGCATAGCTGAGAAGATTAAATCGCATACCGCTAAACAAAAATTCTTGACCTTTGAGTGCAAACAGGAGTTGAATTACGAGGAAGAGGACGCGCCGGTTATCTTTGAAAGCGTATTACACGGAACCGGATGGTTAGAGTTACCTTGGCATTATGAAACCGATACCCTGAGGGACATCGAGGTTTACACCGCTACCCCGGAAGGGTTAATGCAGTTTTTGAAAAATTATCCTTCGGAAGATAAGGCCGACAACCCGGACGATTGGAAGCATTACAAAAGCCAGCTTGAAAGAATGGACGGCGTTACCAAGGTCGAGATCGTTGTCGAATATGACACGCCGGTATGGGATAACCCCAAGCCAAAGCATATCGCGATCAGGGATTTTTTTATTCACCCCAAAGCCAAGAGTGTAAAAGACTCTAGTTGCCACGGTAAGCGCCATGTTTTGACCGGCGCCGAATTATTACGCGGGAAACAAGACGGGAAATTTATCGAGGAAGATGTCGAGGAATTGCGTTATGAAAAAAATTCAAAAGGTGAGGACGAAGAGGTAAACGATTTTCTTACCCGCGAATATACTTGCTTTACAATGGAAGTCAGATATTCCTTTGGCAAAGATGACATCGGGAAAAAATACCTTGTCGATATTCTCTGGAACGGTTTATCTGGGGAAACCGAGGAAGAGGACGAGGGCGCCGGAGAAAAAGAAACAGACTCTAAGTGCTTATTGCTTCGTGTGCGCCGCTTCCCCTACTGGCATAACCGCCCTTATTTTATCCCAAAATATATCAGCGAGAAAAAAGAGGACGGAATTTACCGTGAGGGTCTTTGCGAAATGCTCACCGACGGGCAAGATCTTTCTAACGTAGCATTGAATTTCTTTTTAGATTGCTTGCTTTACGGGTCGATACCGATAGTCAAGGGTAATCTTGCTGAAAGGAAAACACTTAGTAAACAATTGAGCAAAGGTCTTTTCCCTGGGTTGAGCTTATGGACTAAGAACCCCAACGATATTACGTTTACCACTACGGCGATCAGCCCGGCGGTGGGTGAATTGATGAATGTCTTGAAGTTAGGGGCAGAAGCCGGGCGCATGGCCGGTGGTGGTAGCGAGAACATGTCCGGGCGTGAATCGGTAAGCGATCCGCGCGCGCCGGCGGCCAAGACACAAATGCTTTTACAACAGGCCAATAAAAAGATCGCCGGGTTTATTCATGTTCTCCAGCGGTCGAATCGTGAGGTTGCCTTTCAGTTGATCGAATTATATTATCAATACCGGCCCAATGGCAAGGTATATCGCTCAATGGGCGAAGATGGTCAATGGGCTTTCCCTAAGATTAGCCGTGAAGAGTTAAGAGAACGTAGCGAATACCGTCCAGTAGGCTCTATCGAAACGGTTGACAAGGGGTTATTCTTGCAGCAATTGATGTCTTTCTATGAGTTATCGCAGAAAGAGCCTTTATTGCAATTCCCTGAAAATCGCCGGTTTTTACTTGAGAACATCATGAGAACAATGGGCGGTATCTTAGAGCAAAGTATGGCTAAGGTATTACCAAGCGATGAACAAATCAAGCAACGCGAGATTATGATGCGCGCGCAAGCGTTGATTATGAAAGAAAAAATGCAGAAAGCGGAAATGCGGGCAGAGGGAATGAAGGCGCGGGCGAGGGAATTGCTTGAGTCTGGTGTGCCGCGGGAAGCGATCGAGGCGCAGTTAGCGCAAGAATTCCCGCCGATACCCGGAACGCAAACGATGAACCCGGAACAAGGAGGGCTACCTAATGGGATTCCTGGACAAATGCAAGCTCCGCAAGGCGTCGCGCCAGCGGGACAGCCAATTAGCTGACGAGTTTAAGCTAAAGCGCAAAGAAACGCGTGAGGAGATCATCGAGTTAGGAGAGATATTCCGCGCGCTCTTAAGCGATGCCCGTTATTTAAAAGCAAAACGGGTCTATGTCGGTCTTTATGAAAGCGTCAAGCAAGAGTTAATATCCGCGCCGATTAGCGCCGAGAGTGAAACTAAGCGGGTGTTGCTGGTTGCGATTCAAGAGATTATGGGGATCCCGGCTGAATATAGTGAGGCATTAAAAGAGATTGAGAAGGCAGGAGAAAGACCCGATGACGTGGATTAAAGAATTGCGCTGTCCGCACGTCAAGGAAGATGGGAAGCCTTGCGGTAGGTTGCTTTGTAAATATTCCGAAGGGTTGAGTAATATTCAGATTAAATGTAATCGTTGCAAAACGATTTTTGACATTAGCGAAGGAGAAAACGGATTAACGATTAAAGAGTTGACTCCCGTTATTTGACAATTAGGCATTACGCTTTGAGGTTCTTGAAACCCTAAACGTGAATCGAGTTTGTTGTGGATCGTCGATTTATGCTTAGGGTTTTTTTATTTATAACCCGTTTCCACAATCGCGGCTGTCCCCAGCCGTGTTAAAAAATGGAGGTATTTATGTGGACAGAGTTACTTAAACGGTCGATGTTTCCTAAGTTTTCCATTGTTGGCGAAGAGGAAGGCGGCGGCCCGGTCAAGGAAGAGAAGCCGCCGGTCAAAGACGAGCTTAGCGACGGCGAGAAGGCAATCCTAGACCAGATGGAAAAAGAAGAGAGCGAGAGCAGTGAAGAAAAAGAGCCAAAGGGCGATGAGGATCCCGACAAAAACGAGCCAGAGGACAAGTCCGGCGAGAAAGAGAAACCGCCTAAGTCCGAGGAAACCGAGGATAAAGACGAAAACGGTGTGCCTTGGAAGAACCGGGCCAAAGAGCATGAGCGCAAAGCGGCGGAGAAAGAAAGGCTCTTAGCCGAAAAAGACGCCGAGATCGCGCGTCTTGCTCAACAAATGCCGGCCAAACCGCCGCAGATGTCGCCGCAGGAATATCGGACAAAGCTGGTTGAGCAGTTGAAAACGCAATATCCAACGATGGACGAGGATCAGCTAAATGCAGTTTTGGATATTTCGACGACTATCGCCAGCGCGCAGGTGGATCACGCTTTAACGCCTTTTCGTCCGACGGTAAGAGATTTTCACGTTAATACCGCAAAGGCCGCTGTTTCCGAAAAAGAAAAAAAGTTTTTCGAGAAGCATAAAGCCGAGTTTGAAGAGGTGCTTTCACAGATTCCTGAACAGGCCAAGATGACCCCGGAAGGCGCGCGCCATGCGGTTACCAACGCTATCTTGATCGTTAAAGGGAAACACGCCGACGAGATCGAGGCCAGCATCGACGCGCGGATTGCTACGGCGGTCGAGGCGGCTCTCAAGAAAACCAACAAGCGCATTGCTGATAATGACGCTAGCGGGGGAGAACGTGGAGGGAATAACCTTTCCGGCGTATCTCTTACTAAAGAGCAAGAGCGTCAGTGTAAGGAGTTAGGTTACGACAAACAGCAGTATGCTAGTTTGTTAAAAGGTTTACAGGCTAAAGCTAAAGAACGGAATCAACCGATTCCACAAGTATTAAGTTAAGGGAGGTAAGAAGATGCCGATTAACATTTACGGGAAACCGATTTTTTGCGGTTACGCGAGAGGTAAAAGGACGATGATTTGGTTGCCGATTGCCGCGAGCCAAGTATTTAAAGCCTTGTCTGCTAAGTGCGGACAAGTCGACAGCAACAACGATTTTGCGTTGTCTGCCGAGAATGACACTGCAATTTTTGGTTGGGCGGAAATGGGAGAAATTACTTCTTCATCTACCGCTGGCGCCGATAAATGCGCCGTTGATATTTCTATGGATGCGCAGTATTGGGTCCCGGCTGACGCAACCGTTACCGAGGCAATGCGTGGGGAAACTTGCGACATAATAGTATCTACGAACATCATTAAGGCTGATGTTGGAGAAAATAACCAAGCGGTCTTTTTGATTACCGAGGTTGATACAGCAAACCAGTATGTCATGGTAAAGATTGCCGATGGCAAGCAACAGGCGAAGGGCGTAGCTTAATAAGATAAAAACCCCTTGAACGTCAACGAACGTCTAAAGGTTCTCAAGGAGGTTAGCGATGGTTAGAAATCAGTTTACGGAATCGATTAAAAGACAAGCGATCAATTGGTTCTGGGGTAATTATACCGCAGTGCCGATGGAACATCAGTCGATTTTCGATATGGGAAGCTCGGTAGACGCTTACGAACAGAGCGTCAGCGGTATCGGTATGGGTGAACTTGCCGAGGTTGCGGAAGGCGAAGAGTTTGAGGTTGATAACGCCGCCGAAGGGTTTACCGTTTACGCGAAAATGCGTAAATTTGGTAAACGGACAGAGGTCACTCAAGAATTGGTTGAAGATAATCGTCAAGTCAAGAGTTTTTTAAAGTCGATTGTTTCAGGGTGGGGTTCGGCGACCAACATGACAATGGAAAGATTCTTTGCTAAGTTTTTCGTCTATGGCGGTTTGACAGCCGGGCATGATGTTTTCAACAACACGATCACCGGTATCTTAACAGATTCAACCGGCAATTTGTGCTATGACAGCAAACCTCTTTTCAATTTGTCAGGTAACGAGAGAACATCCAAGGGCGGCGGAACGTATTACAACGGTATCGCTAGTGATCTTGACGCGGATAATTTTGAAACATTATGGAATTTGATTACCGTTACGAACGCGAAAAACGAGCGCGACGAAGAAGTGGTTATCATGCCGAATATGTTGATCGTGCCTCCGCAGTTAAGGTTTACGGCCCAAAGATTACTTGAAAGCGAAAAGAAACCCGGCGAATTTGTTAACGATATTAACACCTTGCAGGACATTGTTACCTTGAAAGTGTGGCGTTATTTAGCCGGAGATTCAAACGCATGGTTCTTAGGAACAGCCGGTAAGGGGTTAAAGGGTTATCGCCGTCGTCCTCCGAAGGTTGATTTTTATTACGATGAGGACAGAGAAGTTTACAAGGCTAAAACTTCTACCCGGTTCGGTGGCACGGTAGATGATTTTAGACCGTGGGGCGGAAGCAATTTTGCTACAACCTAATAGATTATGAGTTTTTGTCCAGTGGCAGTATGCGTGAGTTGTGGATCGCGGGTTAAAAAGCCCGTGTATATCAGCGGTAGCGCATACTGCCCAGTGGACGCGGAAGTAGAAAAAGATCATTTAGCGGCTTCTAAAAAGAAAAAATCATTACGAGAATTCAAGAAATTGATACGACAAGCGAGTTAAGGAGGTTACAAGATGGCGGAGAAGAAAGGCGTTAATACTTACGATGAGAGCGAAGGCTTGAAAGAGAAAAAAGTCATTTCGCAGAAAGATAGCGGCTTGGTTTACGTTTCTCACGCGAAGCATAACCAGATTTCTAAAAAGGGTTTTATCCCTAAAAGTGTTCACAAGATTGACGTGAATACTAAGGAATACGGTTACATTTCAACGGCGGAATTTAAAAAAGCCCTAGAAGAGATCAAAGAAGATGTCAAGGAATAAATGCACAAAGTAAGGAGGGTGAACGATGAATAGATTTTTACGCTTGGCAATGATAATCCTGATGATGGCTTGGGCTATCCCGGGTTTTCCTGCCGCGTCTAAAATGGGGCCGGTTAATGTTAAAGCAAAAGCCATTAGCACTACGGTTTTACAGGTTAGCGACGCTAGCGGTGACGCTTTAATATCGGTACCTGAAGATGGCGGTATTCTTTTAGGAGAAACCCCGGCAAGCACACCGTCAGAGGGGACGATTTGGTATGACACGTCGGCTCATACCTTGAAGTATCGGGACAATTCTACATCGAATACGATCGCGACCGGCGCCGCCGCTTCATTGGACGCGGCTTACAATTCGGGCGCGACGATTACGCAAGACGCTACCGGCGACCTTTTGATTAACGCGGCGACCAGCGGTAACAATATGGAGATCGCCAACACTTACGCCGGGACGCAAGCTATTTTGTTAGAATTGGATAGCCAGACTAACTCGCAAGACGTTACGGACGCTATTCTTTTCAGCACAAATGGCACGACCGCAACGATTACCGACGCGATAGACGCTTCGGACGCGGCGATCGTCAATGCGATCAACGTAGGCGCGAATGAGATCGTAGGCACGACTGGCACGATTAACTTGACCGATTTTGACGTGGACGCAGACGGCGCGGTTGTTTTGGCGAGCGATGAATCGGCCACGATGATTACCTTATCGCCTTCGGCCTCGACTGCTACCGGCATTGACGCTTCCTCGGCCAACCTGACGACTGCCATTAAAACCGGCGCGGCGGCTATTGACGGCACCAATTTTGATGTCAGTGGAGCAGGCGCGATCAGCGGAACATCTTTGGCTATCAGTGGCGCGGCCACAATCGGCACGTTTAAAAGTAATGCCTTGGTCGCTTCTTCGGCAGGATCAACGATTACCCTTGATGGTGATGCGGCGGGGGGAGTGAATATCTGTTCAACCTCTACCGGCGGAATCACCTTGGGCGATGATGTTACAGTTGCCGACGCAAAAGATGTTACTATCGGCGAAGGTAAATTGACGGTTGATAATGACGCGAACGAAACGGCGGTTGATATTCAATCTTCGGCGACCACTACCGGAAGCCCTCTTTTGATTACCTCTTCCGCTACGGCTTTAAGCGTTATTAGCGCGACCGCAGACGACATGACTACCGGCGGTAAGATGTTGTATTTAGACAGCGACGCTATTGCTACCGATAATTACTATGCCTACCTTTACAACGGAACTTCGGCAGAGTTTACTATCAGCAGATACGGCGCAACGGTTATCGCGGGCGTGGCATCTACCGATGTTTTGACACTTACGGCGGGCGATTTACAGATCACCGCAGGCGACATCGACCTAGACAACGGTCAGGTTGACTTAGCTTCCGGCACAGATCAAGTCGTTTTAGCGGTATCTCGCAACGTAACGACCACTTCAAACGCGGTAATGACGATCAGCCAGACACACGCAAGCGCGACCGGCACGGCTTTAGATATTACACAGGCCGGCACCGGTAACGATTATGGCGTGGTTTTAACGCACAATGGCGATTATTCGGCTGTTTACATCGACGCTGGGGCGGCTTCCGATGGCGACGCTATCGAGATTCCGATGGCTAACCGCCTTGACGAACGGGCGCTCAACGTAACCGGCGCTATCACCGGCACAGCGGGCGAAGGTGTTATCGAGGTTCACGCGACAGGTAACATCGCCAGCACGGCGGCTCTTTTACGTTTAGACGCAGATACAGGAACTCCGGCTGGAACGCAGGGTTATTGTATTTACGTTGATGACGACGCTGGCGTGCAAGCTGGGGCATACGCAGTAGAGATCAATTCCGAGGACAACGAAGGGTTGAATGTGTCTAAGGGGCAATCAATCTTCGCCGAAACGGTCAATTTAACTACCGGGGCGACACTACAAAATGGTGAAACCCTTGTGAACTCTAGCGATGGAGTAGTCAGGCTTTTAGGCGAAGATGATACCGGGTTAGATTTGCTTGTTCAGTCGAAAGACCACAACATTACCGGCGACGCTTCCTTGACCTTGAGTGCCGACGCTTCCGGGGATAATGGCGATGAATGGCGCATTATTTCTCAAGCTAGCGGTAACGATTTAAGCATCAATACCGACGCAAGCGGTTCTTTTGTGGAAGTGCTTAATTTGACTACCGCTGGTGTTTTGCAGATCGACAGTGATCTTACGGTAAGTGGCGGAGATATTTCTTCCGGGACAGCAGTAGGCATGAAATTCACAACTAATTCTCTTACGACCAGATATGCCTATATGCCGGTAAGTTATGTATCGGCTACCGAGGCCCGCATTGGCGGTATCGGTTTAGGCAATCTTTGCGTAGGGTTGGCCGGCGTGGACGAAATCGGTAGCACCGAAGGTTATGTAACCTTGGGCGAAGCGGCTGATTTTTTAAGGTTCACCGCACAGCTACCGCCTAATTTTGTCGATGGCGGATCGGCGGCAGATCTTGTCCTTGAGTTTGATCTACTTGAACAAGACGCCGCGGAAGGTAACTATGACGTGCGTATTTTCGAGTATGGCAACACCACACCGATTATCACGGACACTATCGTAGTGGCTAACGGCGCGTCAAGAGCATGGTCAGGCTTGGTTACATTATCGACAGGTATCGGCGCGGACGCTGATATTGACGCTGATGATTTGTTATTGATCGAGATTACGGCTACCTCTGATGACGACAACGTGAACGTTTACGGTGCGCGTTTGACTTACAAGGTCGGCGTGCAAGCTACCCGGACTTAAGTTTTCTCGACAGGGGCGGTTACGCCGCCCTTGTCCGTTTTTTTAAAATTAGGGGTTATTAGCATATTAACTAAATTTACGCAGGAGGCTAAATTTATGAGAAGAAAAATATCGTTTATGGTATTGGGTTTTTGTATGGTTACGCTCGCCGCGTTTGCCGCACGCTATGTGGTATCGCGTCAATATCTCGCCGATTCCACAAATGGCTTGTGGAAAGATTTGGCTATGACTACGGCCACGGCTAATTATACATCGAATAAAATGCTGATTAAAAATTCCGAGGGATTTAATAAATTGATCGTAAAAACATCAAACGCCGATAGCGCATTGGCGATAAGTTACCAGACTTCCGAGGATGGCGGAACTACTTGGTATTCGCCTTACGACACAGACGGAACAGATTTAGGCGCATTGGTTACGGGTTTAGCCTCTAATCGTGCAATCGTTTTTCAACCGGCAATCGCGGAATATATCCGTTTTAATTATACATTAAGTGGAGGTAATTCCACCGTAACATCGGAACTTGTTACGAAATCTAGTTTGTAAGGAGGAAAAACATGTTTAGGAAGGCGTTGAGTCATATTGTTTTTGTTACGGTAATTCTTATTTTAGGTTTATTGGTTTTTGCCCCGCTTAAACCACTGATCGTTAACGCCCAGCATGGCGGATCCGGGGCGCATGACTCAACGCGGGATTATCTAGGGCGGGTTAATACTAATATCGAGCCTTCCGCGAATAATACTTATTCATTGGGCAGCACGACCAAGAAATTCAAAACCGCCGACATTATAACCCTTAACGCTACGAATGTCAGCGTATCGGCGATCACCGGACTAACCTCCAACGGTGTTGTCACCACCTCCGGCGGTATCGGCACTTTAGGCGTAGCCACAAATTCAACATTATTAGCAGGCTCAATTTCCGATGAAACTGGCACGGGTGCTTTGGTGTTTGCCACCAATTCAACTCTTGCTGGAACGACTACCGCCAACATCGCCAACGTTACCACAATCAACACTACCGATATTAACGCTTCTGGAACGGTAAGAGGCGTTGCTGAGGTCATTTCTGGTGACGCGGATGAGCAAGGAGCATTTTCTCTTTTTTCTGGTGAAGCGAACGAAACGTCAGCAAGTTTGATTTTTGAAGGTGATGCAAGCGGGACTGCTTATGATTACACCTTACCGGCTAATTACCCCGCCGCAGATTCAACGGCTCTAATCATGCACGCTAATGGCGTAATGGGCTTCGACACTGATGTTGCCAGATATTCTTACGGAGCAAATAATTTCAACGGCACAGGGAATATCACGACTACTGGAAATTTTAGCGCGAATGTAGCCAACCTAACTACCGCGCGAGTATCAAGCCTTTCGACCAATAGTATCCCTTACATCGGCACGGCGGGCTTATTAACGACAAGTCCTAACGCAACCTTCATTGACGGCGCGACCGCAAACATGGCGATAACCGGCGACATCAACGTTTCCGGTAATGTAGCTTCCGGCGCATACGAATACGCCGCAGACGCAGGAATGGTTACGGGTTGGTTCATGCCTACGACAACAGCGGCTAATGGTATCCAGCAATCAGTTACCACAATGATCGGCAATGTGCCATTTTTTAAGATGTATTCCGTAGGCACAGCAACCGCTAACGCCGTAGACAATGCGACCTTTGAGATTTTCCCGCCGGTGCAATATCCGCAACAGAGCGTGGCAACCGCCGCCGAAACTTACAGTATTACTCCCACATCGTCTTACATCGAGATCGTATCGAACAACGCGACCGGCACAACGATGTCAATGGCAACCGCCGCTAACCGTGCTGGATTATGGTATCGGTTTAAAAACATCGGGGCTAACACTTGCACGTTTTTAGACA